CGCCACCTCCAAGGTTTACACCACCACCTCCACCACCAATGTTTAGCATACCTCCAAGGTTTACTGCTCCCCCATACTTTGTTCCTCCACCACCTCCGCCACCCATGTTTTCAATACCACCTCCAGCAGCTAGAGAGCAGGCTTCCAGTAGAGCAGCTTTTGAAGCTTCTGGTATGAGCCTTACTCAATATATGAGGACGCTAGATAATCAAGCTGGCCCACCACCTCCGCCACCCATGTTTAGCCCACCAATGTTTAGCCCACCACCACCTCCAATGTTTGTGCCACAACCAGCTGCGACGCAAGATAATGTAGTAGAGCAAGACCCAGGTCCAGGTGAAGAAGAGCAGTCTAATGCTGTTGTGGTTAACCCAGAGCCGTCTTACCCAACACCGCCACCACCGCCACCTCCACCACCAAAAATAAAAGTGGCACCAATAGACACTGTTTTGTTTGACGATGACGCTGTTCCAAAAGAGATCATTGCTGATTTACTTTTTGAAAGTATTGGCGGTCAAGAAATATTGACCATTGCAAGGCATGATACTGTTAATGGCCAAACTGTGCTTTATCAGCCCATTAAAAATATTAACATACTGCAGCAGCAGTATAATCCAAGTAATTTGCTAAAGCTTAGAGATACATCTAATACAATTTTTGGAAATTTTACAATCAATCTTACTAATAAAATTCCACAAGTTGGTAATGGCTCAGGTGGTTCTAATACATACTTAGACTCTTCTGGCAACCTAGTAATTGAGTTTGTTAACTTGGCAAATGATGAATTAGTAGAAGTACAGATAGCTTCTAGTGGTACAATATATGAGGCAGGATAAAATATGATTACAGACGTAGGTAAAGGAATTATTGCAAAGTACCTGGTTGGCAATACACCAGCGTACGCATCTTACATTGCATTAGGCTGTGGACCACAGCCAAGAAACAATGTGACTACATTAACTGGTGTTAGCTCATCTAGCACAACAATAACAACCGATAGCACGCTTGGCCTTTGGGTTGGTGCCCAAATAGTAAAAGTTTCTGGAACTGGAACACTATCTTCTACAGGGAATACAATTGTGACTTCAATAGTTAGCGGCACACAATTTACTGTTAACTATGCACCATCTGTTGCCCTAAGCTCTGCTACACTTTCATTACAGCCAGATTCATCAAAAAAAGTTTTAGATTTTGAAATGTTTAGAACTCCAATTACTTCTCGTGGGTATGTTAATGATAATGGAGTAAACAAGGTTGTCTTTACTGCACAATTACCAGCAGAAGAAAGATATGAAATTACAGAAATTGGAGTCTTTTCTGCTGGATCAAACGGTGTTGCAGGTATTTATGACAGCAAACTCTTATACTCTTTTGCTGAGGGAGAAAACTGGGAATACCACACAGACTTAGCCTCTATTGCTATTCCAACAATTAACGTGCCACTTGACGGAAATGATGATGATGTTATTAGCGTTGAGTCTCCAGTATTTCAGGCATCAGCAAGCAACAGAACTTTTACTAGTGCAGATCGTCTTACAAGATACGAAAGGCCACGCTTTTTTAGCAATACTATTTTTATGGCTGGCAACGATGCTGCAATTTATGACCATGCTCCAATTTCTGGGGTAACTGGTAATGGAACAACTGTCACATATACAACTTCAATACCACACGGATTTGCAACTGGAGATACTGTAACTATTACAGGCATCAACCCAACTGGATATAACGCTACAAGCTCAGCAATTACAGTAACAAATGCAACAACCTTTACTAGAGCAAATGCAACAACTACAACTTATGTTTCTGGTGGCCAGGCTGTAAAAACTAACGAAGCTCAGGAATTGCTAATATCTCCATCTTCAAAACACATTCACCTTAATAGAAAAGGTTATGATCTTACAAGAAACTCTCCAGCAGACTTGCTAAAGCTTGCATTTTCTGTTGTGAGTAAAGACGGTGAAGATCTTGATCAGCCTGACTCAGTTAGGATTGTTGTAGACTTTTCAACAACAGACATCCTTGGCGGAGGAGAATTTGCAAGATTCCAAATTGATTTAGATAATGGAACTGGAATTGGACAATACGATTTTTCAAAAAATAGATTTATTGTTGCAGCAACAGAGTTGCAAGGACTATATAGATCTTCAGGTTTTAACTGGAATGCCGTTGAAGTAGTAAAAGTTTATGCTTCTGTTTTTAACAATGGAGCACCATCTTCTAACTATTATGTTGCTCTAGATGCCTTAAGGCTTGACAATGTTCAAACACAGAATGTTCTTTATGGTATGACTGGATACTCTATTGTTCAAAATGGTTCAGCAACAAGTATTATTAAAGCTCCTAACACTAGCAACTTCGTTGAGTTTAGATTTATTGTGGATGTGACGTAATGGCAGACGCTGGAATAAAAAAAGTTATTGTTTCTAAAGCTGAACTTCCTGCTGTTAATGCCAATACAATTTCTTATGGTGTTAGATATAGGGTTGTTTCTGAAGATAAAAATAGATTTTCTGCATGGTCTCCAATAGTAGATATTACTGCACCAGCTACAACATTGCTAGACTATAGTATTGCAGTGACTAATTCTGCTAGTCTTGTTACTGTTGCTTGGAACCCAAAGCCAGAATTAGGGCTTAGTAACTATGATGTTTTTGTTAGATGGATAGGCAATAGAACTGATAATACAACAAATTATCCATGGGCTTTTGTAACAAACACGCCAACAAACAACCAACTATTTGCTTTTCCTGCAAGCATACCAGATCCAAATGGCGGAACAGAGGTTGTTAAGCATATACAAGTTGCTGTTCAAAGACCAACATATCAAAAGACTAAAGAGAACTATCCAACAGTAACAGCTCTAACTCTTTTTCAAACCCCAAAGACTACTCTATAGTGATATAATAGAACCATGCCAAAAGTACCTTTACCAGAACGTGGACAGCCTATTGACGTTGCCTATATCTATCAGATTACAAATGCTTTAAATCAGGTTTCTGATCAAGTATCTTCTGCAACATACAAGTACACTACAGTTGATACTGTATCTGCAGGTAAACAAAATATTAAAACTTCTGATGCCAGAATCGTTGCAGGTATTGCACCAGTAGTTAGCGGAAGAAATGTCAACGCTTTAGACGTGGAGCCATTCATCTATAGATATGGTGCTGACTTTAAGTATAGCCCAGTCGTAACAGCAACCCCAGTAAATGTTGGTGGAACACAAGCTGGAGAAGACGTAACCGTTGTGATTACAGACGTTAACACATCTAGCGTTAGTGGCGTTGTTCGCTTTAATAAAAGCGGTACAGTATCAACATCAGTCAACTTGCTTGTTATTGGAGTTCCAAACTAATGCCATGCAGACTTCAAAAGAAACTATAACTTCGAATAAGTATAACGAAGAGCCTATCGTTAAGGGCAACCAAAAAGTTTGGTTTTTAAATAATGATCTTGTTAGGCCACATCATATAACTAGATCAGCTGGGACTATCACTGTTTATAATATTATTCAAGATAGGCTAGAAACTTGTTTGATATCTGATTTTAAAAGAAATCGTGAGCGTGCCTACACAGTTGGAGAGACTGCCAAACTAGTTAATCGTCACAAAAAGTATATGCCATCCTTGATGAAAAGAGGAATAATCCCAAAACCAATGGGATCTCAAAAAGGTGGAGATACTGGATGGCAGGTAAGAAGTTATTACTCAGAGTCGCAAGTTAAAGAAATTCGTGATATACTGGCATCCATACATATAGGCAAGGCACGTAAAGATGGCCTTGTAACAAACAATTTAACACCAACAAATCAAGAGTTGACAAGACGTATGGGCGATGGTATACTAACTTATACGAAGACTGAAGATGGACGTTTTATCCCAGTCTGGTCAGAATCAATTTAACATATTTTAGAAGGGTATGTGGATATGAACAACGAAGAAACTAAGGTTACAGTAACACTTGGTTATACGCTAAATCTAGGAAACTTTCAGTCTCTAAGACTTGATCTAGGCATTGTAGATGCTAAGCGTGACGGAGAAACAATTAACGACGCATTTGAGCGTGTTTACAGCTTTGTAGAAAATAAGCTGGCAGAAAAAGTAAAAGAAGCTGCAGCAGAAATCGAGCAGTAATGGCAGATCGCAAAGACCGCATGGCTTTGCTAAGCAGATTTGACAAGCACTACAAAGACAAGTATGGTGCAAAGCCAAGCTATAACATGTGGGCAGAGCAGTGGGCTGCAGATGCTCTGATTGAATCTTACACACTAGAGATGTGTTACGACCTTTTGGAGTACTACTTTGAAAATGCAACTAACCCAGAGTGGAAGTATTTTTCAAATTTTACAGACCAAATACTATTAAACAGAAAACTATCTGAGCAAGACAGACTTGACAGAATTGAGAGAAGAAAGAAAGCGAAGGAATGGCTGAATGGCTAGCACTGAAGATAAACTGATTAGTGCAGTTTTAGAAGATAAACAGATGCACGTATTGTTGCAGGCAAACGTTGATGACCTGCTACGTACGCACAAGGATATCTGGCAGTTTGTTCGCATTTACTTTGACAATAATGGCATCCTTCCACCAGTTGATCTTGTGGTTGAGAAGTATCGTGACTTTGCTCCTGTAGCTGGAATTGGATCAACAAAGCACCACCTCGAAGAGCTTCAGGGCGAATACCTAAACAACAGTCTTAAAGACATCTTGATGAATGCTGCAAGCGATATTCAAAATGGTAAAAGTGTACAAGTCCTTGAGTCTTTAATTACCAAGACGTCAGAGCTAAAGAAGAACACCTCAGCCATTCGTGATATTGACCTAACTGACTTACAGTCAGCAGTTACGTACTATGAAAATGCACAGAAGCAGGCAGAGCTAGGTCTGAGTGGCATTAAAACGGGTCTACCAGGCTTTGACAACTACTTGCCTTCAGGAATTATGCCAGGGCAGCTTGGAGTCTTTCTGGCCTATCCTGGCATTGGTAAGTCTTGGCTATCTCTTTACTTTGCAGTTCAAGCATGGAAGCAGGGCAAGTCTCCAATGGTCGTTAGCCTTGAGATGTCAGAGACAGAAGTTCGTAATCGTGCTTTTACAATTATGGGTGAGGGTGTTTGGTCACATCGTAAACTTTCTTCTGGCGAAATTGAAATTGATATGCTAAAGAGATGGCATGAGAATAAAGTTGCAGGCAAACCAGAGTTTCACATTATTTCTAATGATTCTGGTGGAGAAGTAACTCCATCAGTGTTGCGTGGAAAGATCGATCAGTATCGACCAGACTTTGTTATTGTTGACTACTTGCAGCTAATGTCTCCAAATCAAAAATCAGATAACGAGACCGTTCGCATGAAGAATCTTTCTCGTGAGCTAAAGCTTATGGCTATTTCTGAAGAGGTTCCTATCATTGCTATTTCATCTGCAACTCCAGATGATGTTACAAAGCTAGATACTGTTCCAACTCTAGGTCAGACTGCATGGTCACGACAGATTGCGTATGATGCTGACTGGGTCTTAGCACTTGGTAGAGCATCTAACTCAGACATTATTGAGTGCGTGTTTAGGAAAAACCGTAATGGATACATGGGTGAGTTCTTGGTTCAGGCAGATTTTGACAAGGGATACTACAAGTATAAAGACTTTGAAGATAACTAGCTTTTAGTGTATAATATTAATACGCAAACATACATTGCAAATACTAAATATATCAGGAGAATAAATGGGCAACAAAAGACACTTTGCTAATCAGTATACAGAAGAGCAAGTGAAGCGTGTCCTTTCTGGTATTGGTATTAGCGTAGATAGAGAGTTAGAGGCAGACTACATTGTCTTTTGCCCATTCCACAATAACTCTAGAACTCCAGCAGGAGAAATTGACAAAACTACAGGAATGTTCTTTTGTTTTTCCTGCCAAAAGCATGCAGACCTAACAGAGGTTGTTATGCACATGTCTGGAAGAACATACTTTGAGTCAGAGCGTTTTATTAAAAGCAAAGAATCTGGAACTAAAGATATTGAGCAGCAGCTAACAAAAGCCTTAATTGTAAAACCAGAGTATATTCAGTTTGATCAGGTAATCATTAAGAGACTAAATCAGCAAGCCATAGAGTCACCACGAGCTATGCGTTACTACTCTGGCAGATTGATCAATGAAGATTCTGTCAAGAAGTTTGCATTAGGCTTTTCTGAAAAACAAGACATGGTTACCATACCAGTACATTCACCAGATGGAATGGAAATAGGGTTTGTTGGCAGATCAATTGAGGGCAAAGACTTTAAGAACACTCCTGGACTGCCCAAAAGCAAAGTTTTGTTTAATCTGCACCGTGTAAAAACTTCAAGCAAGGTGTATGTCGTTGAGTCATCTTTTGATGCAATCAGACTAGACCAATGCGGATTCCCAGCGGTAGCCACGTTAGGTGCAAATGTATCTAACTTCCAAATAGACCTACTACAAAAATACTTCAATAACATTTATGTTATTGCAGACAATGATGAAGCAGGCGGAAACATGAAAAATAAAATCCTTGAAAGTCTTGGATCTCGTGTTTCTGTAGTACAACTAGATAAACAATATAAAGACATTGGCGATATGGCAGACGAAGATATCAAAAATATTGAATCATCGTTTGACAAAACCATACTCGCTATGTTAAACTAAAAATCAAAGAAATATAGGAGAAAAATGAGCGTAACTAGAGGGCTAAAGAATATCAATGCATTACTTGATAAGCCAAAGTATGAAGGAACTGGCACAAAGGTAAAGTGGCTAAAGCTTGCTGATGGCCAGTCAGTAAAGATTCGTTTTGTTGAAGAGCTAGACGAAGAGAGTGCTAACTATGCAGAGTCACGTGGACTTGCTCTTGTTGTTAAAGAGCACACCAATCCAAAGGACTACCGTCGCAA